CAACAATAATCCAGCCAGCGCCCCGCCGGTAATGTTCGGATGTTCTTTGGCAAAATCCATGATTCGGCCAAGCACGTCCGTTAATACCGGGGTCAGTTCGCCGCCAATCTCCCGGCCAAGCCCACGCGCTTTTTGCGCCATTTCATTCCATTGACGCGACAGCTCGGCAGACTCACGGGCGTTTTGTTGGGTAACAAGGCCGATGTCTTTTTGCTTGACCAGCATCTCCTCGACGGCTTTACGGCCTTTCAGCAACAGATTCAGCGTGCCTTCGTCAATCCCCATCATTTTACCGAGGTTGAATGCTGTGTTGCGGTCTTTGCCCTCCATTGCAGCGGCAAGGTCTAAAAGGATTTGCTCTAGCGGCTTGGCTTTGTTGCCAGCCGTAACCATAGAGACGCCCATCTGCTGCATAAACGGCAAGATAGCCGTCTGGCCATTGACCATCATCTCTGTCATAGACATGGACAGCATACGCATGGTGTTTTCGGCGTCTTTGCTGCTGCCCCCGGCCTGCTCAACAGCGCCAGACCATCCGCTGAGTGTTTCGGTACTGGTTTGCAGGTTATCGGACAGGCGCGACAAACTGGCGTTGCTCTGGGTCAAGTCAACAATCCAGTTTTTGACGGCAGATGCGCCAGCAATCAGGCCGAAAAACTGAGCCGCTTCACGCGCCATTGATTTGTAATTATCGGCAGTTTCACGCGCCTGTTTTTTCTGGTTTTGGTGTTGTTGGTTTTGCTGAGTATTGCGCTTTTTTTCGTCGTCCGTGAGTTGCTTGGTGCGACGGCGAGTATCGTCTAGCGAGCGGTTGGCGTCGGCCTGCCCTTGCTTAAAGCCTTTAGCATCCAGTCCCAACGTGATAATCAGGGCATCAATAACGGTAGTGCTCATTTTTTCCTCGCCAGATAGTCGTTGTACGAATCGACCGTCATTATTTCGAGCAGGTTATAAGCATCCTGTGCGCTGTAAACCGTTTGCAGGTCAATCAGAGTGGCAAGCCGCCGGGATACCAGCAGACCGATTATGCGTGGCACGTTTGCATAACCGATCTGTTTGACGGTTGACGGCTCTATGTAGCCGTAGCTTGGGCATCGGCGGCTGACAAAAAATTTGTGTGCATTCGCCAAATTTGTTTCCGCAGCTCGACAATCGTCATGATTTCCTCGATGTCGTCATCAACAATGTCGCGTAAAACAGACGGGTTGCGTTTATCTGGCGCTATTTTGACGCACGACATCATATCGTCGAGCAATGGCTTGGCATCGGCATAACGTAGACCGGACAGCGATTTGAGGCCAAGCGTTGCAAGGTCGGCAAGGCCAGCCTCGCCCGATTGCACGCGCGCGGATAAATCCGGCGGCAACAGCACGTTATTTGCCATGATGACCAGCATTGCCCGCATAGCCCATGACTCAACATCAAACGCCGACATCTCGGTAATCACAAACGTTTTGCCAGCATCCCGGCTTTTCCCGTCCGGGACGGTATAGGTAACAACCTGGCGTGCCATATATCCCCCATAAAAATAAGGCGGCCTAAGCCGCCCCTTATTATATCGCCGATGCGGTGACTGACTCAAACATGATTTTATAGGTCACTGGTTGTAACAGTTTTTTAGCGTCCGGCAATGGCTTGTACTCGGTCAAAAAGCCCGTGACGCACGCATAGGCGCGACTGACGCCGGGAATGGCAATCGTCGCCGACAGCTCGTAGGTATCACGCGCGGCCTGCATTGCTTGCACCACAGCCTCAAACAAAGCAATAGACTTGCTATCAGCCTGAAATGTTACAGTGATGACTGTCGGGTTTGGCACATAACCGGCCGACAGCTTGCCATCAACACCCATCAACGTCTCGGCAACAACAACCGCATCAGCCATGAACGCATCGTCAGTGCTGTAGCCCTGCAATTTGATCGGGGCGGGGAATAAACCCTTCACGGCGACCATGAAAACACTATTTGCGCTAGTGATAGACATATTTTATCCCCTTACAGTACGTCGATAGACGACATAACGATTTGCTGAATTGCGCCGCCGCTGGTGTACCAGAATTTCATGCCCGGCGATTTTCGGAGGCCGCGATCCTGTGCACTTGGTGCGGTAATTTGCAGGTAGTAACCGGCGCTCGACAGCGTATCGCTAATCCGTGTGCCAGCTTGAGCATTGACCTGAGATGCTTGGGCAGCAGACAACGGCACGCCCCGGCGGATAATGCCGGACAGCCGACCCTGATTGATTGGGTCGGCGGCGGCTTCGCGGATTTGGGTATCGCCGTCTTGGTTGTACGGAATGCTGTTAACGCTGGTCAGCAGAGTCATAAACGCCAGTTGAAATTGGCTGTTCAGGAAAATCTGATTGATGTATTCATCCAGCCAGACCCAGCGACCGGGCACGTTGCCATTGTTGAAAAACACAAACTGGTCATTGGCTGTGCCGTATGCGCCATAGAAGTTGTATCCATTGCCGATCAGGTTGTCGGCAATCTGATCATCATCCACATTGGCGGCAAGACCGGCCTGATGCTTGAAGGCAAAGGTGATTCGGCCATTTTCGACGGCAAAGTCAACAGATGCAATTGCGCCCATGACAAAGCACACGACATCACGCGCCATAACCTCGACGGTCGTGCTGTTGGCAGATGCAACAGACGGCTGACCGCTAATAAAGCAACTGCCGTCATACGCCAGAGCTTTAGCCTGTGCGCCGACAGTTGTCGTTGCATTGGCGACAACGGTGTTGGCGTCGGAATCGTAGCACAGGTATTCAAACCGCTGATTTGTGCCATTTGCCCAAGCTGCAAATGCTAATTTGCTGACGCTGTCTGGCTCATAATCTGTAGTAAACGACGCCCAGTTTTGAGTAGCAGCCTTGAGTCGGTTCAACGCATCGGCTTCGGTTTCCGCGTCCGTACCCTGAGCCAGGATAGCGCCGGTTGCCTGAGTCAGTTTCAGGCTGGCGGCAATCGTGCCGGTGGCAAACACGATAGTTTCGGTTGCGCCGGAGCTGGTAGATTGCACGACAAAACGAGTACGCTGTGAGTCATAAACCACGGCAAAGCCCGGCGTGGTAAACGCGGCTGTGATGATCGTCGCGGCGTTAGTGTAGCTGGTGGCGGCGCTCAAGTCGATGGATGACGATGTTTTCGATACGCCAGCAACGACGATAGTCAGCGTGCCGGTGTATGTTTTCAACGTGTCCAGGCTGATAGACGCCATCGAGCCGCCAAAAATAAACGCATCTGTGTCGGCTTCGGCAAAAGCGGAAAAATACAAAGTGCTTGGCAGCTTGGTAGCGCCGTCAAAGCCTTTGAAATAGATCGACGCCATCGACGCTTGAGTAGACGCCGAACCGAAATAATCCGCGACGGAATCGGCAGAGCTAAACGACAGCACAGTACCGACCGGGACGGCTGCGTTTTGACTGACAATGACTCCGTTTAACGACAACGGATTGCCACCAGTCCCGACAACATCGGGGTTAATCTGAACAAATTTGCTTGCTGGTATCGAACCCATATAAACCTCTAAAATACCGGGTACATTGTCGGGACGCTCAATTCAGTAGCCAGTTGAGCGGGTGTTGTGACTGTTGGGTCATATTGCAGGTACATCATTATCATGTACCGTTTTTCGTACTGCATCTCACCGTTGGTAAATTGCAGTTGTTTTGGATCGTCGCAGTACAACGGTTTGATGTTCGCCGGAAAAGCATCATAGGCGTACATATCGCGAAACGCTGTGCTGATGACTGTTGCATAATCTGCCGCCGTGTCACTGTAGATGTCTACCTGTATGCCGTAGTTGATTTCCTGCTTCATCGACTTTGTATCGTTGCCGCCCAAATCCAGCGTGTAACTGTCAATGTTGGTTGCCAGTCGCTCGCGGGTAACGCCCTGCAACAGAATAAAATCATTTTTTGGCATCGGTACGCGGTTGTCAAAGCCCTGAATAACCGCTAGTGCATTGTTGGTAACAATCAGCAAAAACGTTCTGAGCGTGGTGAACACGTCGCTGTCGGTGATGCTGGCGGTAAAGCTCATGTCCTACCTCTGCAAACAAACGATGACTTTGCACCAATCCGGCCATTGTTCCATGACTTGCACAACCAGCCAATTTTTGCCGTTGAACGTAAACAAGTCTCCGCCTGTGCCATCTGCCCTGACTACGCCGCCATAGCTGCCATTAACATAAATCGCGCCTAAATCGCCTTGGATGTTCATCGCATTCAGATGCTCCAGTTCTTTGGCGTTCAGGTTTTGCCATTGTCCCGATGCCGTCAGCGTCGCTGTTGTCGGTGTCCGTTTACCGTCTGCCGCTGTTGTATACCCTGTGTTACGGGTAATGGTCATGCTGATAAATGGATTGACCGATCCAATGGCGGCGGCGACTGTGTTATGCAGATTCATTCTTGCCGCCTGTATTCATAACTGACGCTGTTCAGCATGTGGCCAGTGTCGATCAACGGCTTGTTAAATCCTTTGCGTGCAATCGTTTCTGGTGAGTTTGGCGGCGTCGCCCAGTCTCTGATTGACTGTTGTAGCTGGCCTTTGATGCCTTTGCCCATTTGCTGAAATGCTTGGTCTACATCAAAATTTGTGGCTACCATGATGTTTGACAGCGACACAGACCAGCCCGCCTTCTTTTCCTTGATCATCGTCCGAAAATAGGAACGCATTGGCACGCCGACAGCGCCGTATTCGTTTTTGGCGGCTACTTCGGCGACTTGTGTCCCGTCCGGGTATTTTGCATTTTCCAAAAAACCAACGCGCAGCAATCCGGCATCCTGAATTTTTTTAGCAATACCCTCAAGGTACGTTTGCGCGGCTTTGCCACCGGATAGCACGCTCATACATATCTCCCGGTAATCGGGTCGTATGACGGCGGCGCAGATTGTGAATAGCCTGGACGATAAACCATTTGCCTGTATTGAGCCGTTGCTGCCCAATACTGAGCGCCGTATTTTGTTTGCAAATACCACGCTTGAGAATTTGTAACCGGCCCCATATCAGCAGCAACCGTAACGCTGCCCTCTGTTGCCGAATTGATGCGGCCAACCACCCCAACAGGTGGCCGACCGCTTACACCGCTGTACAGTGCGGCAAGATGCGCCGTCAGCATGTTAAGCAGCACGCCGCGCTGCCCAACATCCTGAACGCGGGATGATTCGGTATTGTTCAGATAGATAGTGGACTCAGAGAAATAAGCATCCAGCACGGTATCTCCCACAGTTGAAAACTCTGGGTAACGTGTTTTGAACGCCGATGCACTGAATACCACTACACCCATGACAATCCCCAGATCAAGCCGCTACAGCAGACTCTACGCCGTTTTTCTGTACATTTTTGGGGTCAAGACCTTCAAGCCCGGTTTTTTCATTCCGGCGCTCTTTGGCCATTGCATTTGCTGACCGAGTGCTGTCGTGGGCAAAAATCAATCCTTTGATCAATGGCACAAAAAATCCGCCATATTTTGCCACAAACGCATCCCAAAACTCTTTGGGAACATCCTCGGTAATACCATGACCACCAACGATGTCGGAGTCATTAGCGCCAGCAAACCGGATACGAACATCACCCACCTCGGCAATCAGGCCATTTGGCAGTTTACACCCTACGGTTACAGTTGCACCCACGTTACACCCCCAGCAATTGAGCAATGGCGGTCGGCTGTTTGATAACACAGCCCCAAGTGCCGCCGGTCTTTTTCTGTTTGTAGTTGGACGCACCAACTCCAACAGGATGCGCGCGCATTTTTTCGTTAAACGCGACTTCGGCAGTTTCCTGGCCATCGATAGCGTTAGCGATCAATTGCACCAGCTCGCCAGAATCAGTTGCGTACTCAACAGCCGAAATGATGCGCATGTTCGGAAAGTTTTTCTTCAACTGATCGTAGACGTTGACATTGTAAATGTTCGTCTTGGTCAGATTGGTTTCCGATGTCGGCGACAGCGCCAGCGTCATTGGGGTAGACGCCTCGATCAGGCCTTTGGTTTGTACAATCAACTGTTTGTACAGACGCTGGATGTCGGTATAAATAGCGGCGGCGTCCAGAGTCGCCCATGTACCGGCGGCTGGCGAAATCGGCGAGAACAGGGACGGGTCATTCAGCAGGCCATAGTTGCGCAGGCCGGAAATACCGAAAAAGTACGACTTGTTCTGGAATTTGTTCAGCACCAGCGCGGACGCGATTTGCAGGCGGGCAGCCAAATCAATACGAGCTTCACCGGCACGCTCCAATTCCAGCTCGCCCCATTGGGTAAATGTCTGGAACAGGTACGAGTCGCGGTATACCCAGTTGATGTTAGTGCCGACCGTGCCGTTTTCGTTGAAATCGCCGTAGGTGGATACCTCGCCAACCGACTCAACAACACTGAATTGCTCGGTGGTGGTTGTCCAGTTGCCTTTGCGGATTTCGCCACCAACGATTTCGGCAGCTTTCATCGGCGTGACCAACACTTCGATGACTTTTGGGTCAACGTAGTTAGTCATGTATGCCGGAATGCCAGCGTTTGACGTGGTGATCAAAGTCGGCTGAGCGTCTTGCGCCAGCTTGTAACTGTGCTTGACGCCAGGCTCAATAAAGCCTTGCAGTCCGGGGATAAAAATCCCACGGGCTTCAAGCTCGCCGGAATCGAACGTTTTACCGTTCAAACTCAACATTACGCCCATATCAATACCCCCAAGACGAGATTTTTACCAGCTCGCCAGCGGCGACGGGCTGAGTGATGTACCATTTAGTTTCGACCGAGGCCGATGCGGTAATGGTAGTGCTGGAAACGGTCTGCGATGCGCTGACAGTATATGTGCCAGTGCCGCCAGTACCCGTACCCAACGCGGTGATGTACGTGCCATCGGTCACGCCAGTACCGGAAATTTCTTGGCCTACAACCAGCGTACCACTACCCACAGCACTAACGGTCATGGTTGTGCCGGAGATGGACGCGGTAACGGAGGCGGCGGCAATGGTAGCACCGGCGGCAGCAGCAGAGGCGCGGCCATCAGCCAGCGAAGCAAAAACCTTCTGGCCTTTAGTGCAAGCATTGGCAATGCGCACCCAAAAATCACCTTGATTGAACAGAGTCACGTTGCGGCCTGCCGGAATGGTCAAGCTAGAGCCATCGCCGAACGTCTGGATAAACGCTTGTAGCTCATTGGCAACAAAGCCGTTTGGCGCGCCAGTGCCGGTATTGGTCGCGGTGGTGTCTGCCGAATTTGTCCAGGCAAAACGACCTACGATGACGCCGCCGGTAGCCGCTAACAGCGCGGTATCACCGGCAACAACCGAGGCGCGGGGATTGGCAGAGGCGAATTTGCCTTCTACGCCCGGCGCGGGATATTGATTGATAGCAGTTTGAAACCCCATTTTAATAGCTCCGGGTCAATTTTGCTGTAGGAAACAATTCCACAAACGCGCCGGACGATTTAGCAGCATCTTGTGCAATTGTCGATTTTCGCGGTTTGACGGCAGACACAGTACGATACAGCGTGCCGTACAGAGACGGGTCAACGCCGGTCAGGTCAACTTTCAGGTGATCGAGCGCCATTTTGTACACGGTGGCAGCGGAGTCCTGAGCAACGATGTCGCCGATGACCGGGCGCACTTCTTGTTCGGCGCGGCGAATGGATTGCAGACGGGCTTCGGTCGCTTTGACAGCGGCGGCAATAGCAGCATCCATGGCAGGCTTGGATACCTTGTCGCTTTCGTCTTTGTCTTCGTCGTTGGCCATATCTTCTTCGTCTTCATCCTTCGCCATTTCCTCGTCTTCTTCCTTGTCAGACTCGGCTTCGGCGGCGGCTTTGATGACCTTTTCCAGTTCATCGGCGGCTAGTTTGGCATCGGCTGCTAATTTGCCGGTAGTAGCAACTACAACGGCGGCGGCGATGCGTTTTGCATCTTCTGCAATCGTGGCGGCTTTAGGCAAACCAACAATGGCCTTCAAATCAATTGCAGCGTCGGCGGCGAGTTTGGGCAGCAGATACGCGCCGATCCCCGCTTTAACCGCCACCGCCTTACGGGACGTTTTGCTCATATCAAATAGCTCCAAAAATGGGTTTTTATCCCCGACAACAACGTCAGAGCCAGCACGCCCCGACTCTACTAACGCAACGTGATTACCGATAATGTCAGTCATCACGCCATCATATTTTTGGCCTTCGTACTCGCCCGGAATCATCACGGGTGTGTAGCGGTAGCCGCATGAAATTTCTTTCTGCACATCTTTTTCGATACCGGCAATGGCGACGGCGTCCCAAATGGTCATTGAGTTATTCAGGTATGGATGTACAAATTCAGCATCTGTGCCGGTTGTACCAACAACAAATGGCTTCCACTCGGATTCATTGACGCCGACAAAAGACGGGATGTGTTTAGACAGCACTTGCAGCCGATTGAATGTCAGAGCGGCTTTTTGCAGCTCAACCGGATCGCGCAACAGCATGTAAGTTTCGTTCGGCTCAAGTCCCAGTGCTTCATAGTCCGGGATTTCGTGGCCGTAATAGGAATTGACCGCCGCTTTGGAGATGTGACTGGTTTCGATGTGCAATTTGCCGTCAATGTCCTTTGCTCGGACGGTCATACGGTCAAACGCCAGTTTTTCTATTTTCATACTGTCACATTAAGCAATGGTACATTGTGAAAATAGGATATAGCTAAAATTTAGTCAGCGCAAGATGTTGATAGGTTTAATCAATGAAGCCGGGAATAATTGGCGTACTGAAACATCGGCAATTGATCTCGATGCCGGGAAACGTCCACTTGCCATCCAGAAACATACCCTTGTCCAGATCATACGTTTTTCCGTCCGCTTTGACGTGACTTGGACGCGGCACTTTACCGGCGTGGCTATGCCGCCAAATGGACTGTCGTAATCCAAGCTCCTGCTGACGGGTGCGGGTTAGTGTTTGCGTGGCCTTGTTGTTCTGATCGCGGGCTATCAACTTTGCCCGGCGGCGGGTAATACCAAATTGATTTTCCAGTGCATCGGTCAGCGTTGCCAAGTCGCGCCCGGACTGAACCGATTGCATCACCAGCGTCTCAATTTGAGCTAGTTGTTGCGTACTCATGTTAGTGATCAACCCGACCTGCTCGGCAATGACGGCATCATAAGCGGTTTGCATCGCTGGCGTGATCTGCATCTGGACGGTAAAACCCGCGTCTTTCAGCATGGCTTTCATGTCGGCGTCGGTGTAGTTGAGCGTCGATTTTGTGTGCCACTCAGCCAGTTTTTTAGCGCCGACGCGGAAATTTTTTAGCCAGCGTTTAGCTAGTTCATTCATTTTCTTTTGCAGCGTAGCTAAAGGACTTGCATCGAGCGCCATTTCAGACCGAAGCTCGTTATACGCCGCTGAAAGCCAGTACAGCAAAGACTGGTTCATATCATCAACCAGTCGCAATAACTTTTTCCTGAAAATAGCCTCCGCCCGCGCATTAGCCCGGACGCCGCGCAATGGAATAGGTTTGCCGGTTGGCGAGACTAGCGTAGTTTTTTGATCGTGCGCCAGGATAGCCCGCGCTTGCTTCATGGCGTCAGCGCGGGATGCGTAGCATTTGCCTTGTTTGCCCCATTTATAGCCAGAGCCGCCGCCGGGTAATGTGCATCGCTGAATAGGCATCATTCATCGTCCAACAGTTCAGCGTCGCTATTTGTTTCCAGTCCGTGATACGGGCTGTTCGGGTCGGCGGCGATGCGCATTAGCGAATCCTCTGGCGACAGTACGCCAGCATCAATCAATGCAGCATCGGCAGCGGCGTCGATCTGGCGGATCTCTGCTTGCTCTTTTTCGGTCATTTCACGCAACGACACAAATTTGAATGTGATTTCTGGGTCAATCTCACCGAACAGCGACAACTGAATGACATCTAAAACTGTTTTCAGGTTGTCGGCAAACAGCAGCTCCTGCATCGCGTGAATGGTTGTTTCGAATACCAGAATTTCGCCTTCACTTGATGCGTTTAACCCTTGCGGCGTGATACCCAGCAAAAACACCAGCGGAATACTAGACACCGACGCCATCTGTTCCTGCGCCTGCGCCTGCAATGCATCCAAGCCAGACAACGGCGTATTGATCTGGTCGATTTCCTCGCTGTCTTTATCGACAACCATCGCACCCCGGTTATCGCGTACTCGATTGAATAGGTCAACGCGGGTAAACAAGTCTGTCCCGTCATCACTGCCAGATAGCGTGCCTTGCAAGTTGGTTTTCAGCACGGTCAAGCTAAACGAGTGGATCATATCGCCGACGCTGTTACGGGTGCGAATCCAGTTGTCGACATACGGCTCGGCCATTTGCGACAACGACAAACCGCCGAAATTGTACGCGGCTTTCAGAATGTCCGGCACTTCGCGGCTGACAAACATCATCAGCCGGGATTTATGCACAGTCGTACCCATGACGTACCATGCGTTGGGCTTGTAGTAGTCCGGTCGCAATGGCTGGTCGGCGTTAAACGCGCTGGGGTACGTCCACACTGGCTCGACCGTGTTAAACCCGATCAGCGAGTCCTTTGTGATTTTAGCCTTGTCTAAGATAAGCGGCGTTTGCAATTCGTCGTGATCTTCAAACGCCCTCACGCCATCCGGCTTTTTGACATCAATATAAATCTGGCCTCGACCATAAAGGCCGTCCATTTCGGCAGCTTTTCGGAAAGCATCGCGCACGTTGAAGTGCTTCATGGCGTCGTCGAGCTGTTTGATCTTGTCCGACTTGTCTTCATCGCCGGTGCAAACGATTTCAATCCATTTACGGGTCATTTCGCGGGCGATGGTTTCGGACATTTTGCGAAACTCTGGCCGCAGGGCGAGCATAGCCAGGTATGGATAACCTAAAAACTGTTGCTGTCCGCCGTACACCTGATTGACATAGCTGTAGTCGGTCGAATCCATTGCCAGCGCAGACTGTCGTTTTTCAGTTGGTATAACTCCAGATGGCGGCGTGTATGGCGTGATCGTTTTAGCCTTGGTCTGTTTCTCCTCGGCTTTGAACAACAGCCCCTTGTTGATTTTCATCACCTTTGCTGCCGTGGCTGGCTGTACTCTGATTTTACGGTCGCGTTTATTCATGCTCGCCTCAGCAGGTTCGGGTTGATTTTCATTTTGCGCTTGTTGGTCACAATCGGCTCTATAGCATACCGCAACGCATCGGCATAGTGGTTATTTTTGTCTTCGATGACAGTTGTCGGGTTGCCATCATCGTCGGTTTTGTAGTTGTAGGCAGACAATTCAGCAAAGCAACACTCGGCATCCGGGTGGATGATTATCTCTTTGAATGTTTGCAAAAAAGAAACGCCATCCTCTACGCATCCCGTCCATTTTGTACAGGCCGTTATTAGCTTGATCTCTTTTTTGACTTTGCTGATGGTTTCTGGCCTGGCGCAATCGGCTCGGCTGGTATGTTTGGCAATGATCGGCACATGGTCTAACAGCCATTGGCCGGTGTCGTCCAGCTCAAGTCCGACTTTGGCCGCTGCATTGCGAATCCATAGCCTATCGTCAAATGTATAGCATTCAATGACGGCGGTCGGGTCTACGCTAAAACCCCAGTCAATTCCGATATAAGGCGTGCTGAAAGTGCTGTTTACCTCAAACTCACGGACACGCAGCTTTTTAGCCAGAATGGACGCATCGCTGATTTGCAGGAATTTGCCGCCCCATATCCAATTGTATCGCCCAGGATCGCCGCGCAAATCTCGCAGACGTTGATTGTTGAGTGACTCAGGAAACCACGGATTATCCTGCCAGTTGATTGTAACATGCAGAGTGCGTTCGTCTTTTTGCGTGACGAATAGCTGCCATGTGGCGTCGGCCTCAAATCGTGGGTTAAACACTACATAAAATCTGACTTGACCATAGCGCGGAGTAGGTCGCAAGTATGACCATGAATTGTCTGTTACGTTCTCGGCCTCATCGGTCAACACGACGCGCAGTTTGTCGATAGATTTTACGGATGTGATGTTTGACTTCAGGCCGGCAAAAATGAACTTTGCCCCGGTTTGCAGGTTGGTGATTTCGTTTTGCAAAATCTTGAAATACGCGCCCATGCCGTACTTATCAATGGCGCTGACGATGGTGGCGTATAGGCTATCAGCAATGGATTTCTGAATCTCCCGACAGCAAAGTATCACGCCATCATCAATAAACGACTCTAGCAGTCCGATAGCTGCCAACGCTTGAGATTTTGCGCCACCACGACCGCCCTCCCAAATGATCGTGTCGTATTGGTTAGTTTGTAGATTTACAAATGACGGGTGCAGCTTGTTTGGATAATCAAAACTAACTTGATTCATTTTTAGGCTTGACAGGATTAAAATTGAATACAGGCGGTTGTAACGCTGAACCATTCGCGCCTGTGTGTTCTTGCACGTTAGTTTCTTTCCAGCCCATGCGTGTCTTAGCCCAAAACATGGCTGCCCTTACACAATCGCTATATGTTGCGCCCGTAGTTAATGCTTGACCACTTGCTGCTTGGTATAAAAACTTACCAACATTGGCATTGGCTTTCATTGCGCTGTTTTCTAATTCATCACGGTAATACTTATACAGTGTTTTGTCATCAATACCGATATATGCTGCCACTTCTTTAATAGGCACACCATAAGAGCGTAACGCAACAATCTCTGCTCTTGTTTTTTCGGTCGGTTGATGCAGTGGTTTTGACATAGTTAAGCCTCATGTGTTTTTTTTGAGGCCGCACAAGATGAGTGGAGCGTGATGGTCGGTATCGCACCGCCGCTCACTGACTGGTCGCCAGTGGTTGCCTTTGTATCACGCTTAATTGAAACACCTTTATACATACCCGCGCCCATTTCGTCAATCTTTGAAAAAGGTATTATTGGCACTGTTAGCCGCGCCCGTGCTTCTTTGTTTAAAAAATAAATATAGCGTAGTTGGTAGCCTTCTATTGGTTTACACCCGACATCTTTAAATCGCTGCATTGACGATTTTCCGCCAGATGCAGCCAAGTGCGCCCCTTTTGGCATAGTTGTTCTTGATATTGTTTCAGCTTTTTTTATTGCTGCGCTGCCGCCTATTCCTGGCCTCAAGCTGGTTTCAGCGAATGTCTCTCCTGTTGGCGCTTTCCATATAGAATTGTTTTTCTTTATGCTAGTCAAAACAAAGCCACTAGCCCTGTATATTGTGCCGTCCCCGCATTGTGTGCCATCGCTAAATGAAAGAATCCACTCAATATGAGGGTAATGTTTTTTTATTAGTCTAAACGCCACTGCCATGCAACGGCTTTCACTGTTACGCGGTAATCTGTCGCTAAACGCCATACGGTTTAGCTCAAGCATTCCATTCCACTGAGTACCGTCAACCAATGGCAAAACCTTGCGCTTATCCAATGGCGACCCAAAAGACATAACGCCCTCTAGTTTGTCGTTAAGGTACGCGCCAAAGTGTAACGTGCTATTGTTTACTACCTTACCGCTATAATGCACCCGCTTAACAAGCGCATTAGCTGCCTGTGCTGTGATAGGCTTTACAATAATATCCTTTGCACTAACCATTGCGAGCCTCTAGCCATTGGGAGCATATTAAAGCGAGTGCGTTGCCGTTGCTGTTTTCATTTAACCCTGTGTCTACAA